GGGCCGAGACTTGTCCACCTCTATTAAAAAATAATTTACGGTTATAGACGCTCATTAATTACCCATTAATGCACCAAGGCCACCGGCTCCTGTTGCCACGAGTCCTGCCGCTTGCGCGTATGGATTACTTGTTGGTAAAGGCGCTACTGTTTGTGATCCTACCATTTGCGGTGATAGTTGTTGTAGTATACCAGCACCAGCCGATAGTTGTTGGAATGGCGCATTTTGCATAGCTGTTTGATTTTGGAAAGCAGCATTAAGACCTTGCTGTTGAAGTTGCTGTTGCATTCCGCCTATACCCATTAATGTATTAAAATCTTGTCCGCCCATAGCTTGTGTCTGTCCACCAAGTGAGCCCATTCGTCCAGCAATGCCACTTGCTCCTTGACCCAGTTGACCGAACGCTTGTCCTTGTTGTAGTCGCTGTAAATTATCTGCTCTAGCTGATCCTTGTGCTTGTTGAAAGTTACGTGATAAATCTTCAAAGATACGACGTGAACGCATATCAGATGCATTACGTGCTAGTTCTGATTGTTGTAAACCAAATCTACTTCCACCAAATGCACCTGCTTGTACAGCTTTACCTGCTAATTGGTTAGACGCCATTTGTTGTTGTCTATCAATTTCTTTTAATGCTTCGTTCGTAACATCTTGTTGGTATGGATCCATATACTGTTTATAAGCATCGGGACCAAGACTCATTCCTTGCAATGATTGTACACCTTGTCCGGTTGTACCCATCGCTGCTGTTTGTCCAGCTTGCGCTGCATCTAAAAACGGTTGATATGCTCCAATGCCGCCGTAGGCTTGTTGCATTGCCGCTTGTTGTGTTGGACTAAAACCTGCTACTTGTTGGCCGGGAACAGTTAATGGCTTTTGCATTAATTGCCCTAGCGTATTCGCCATGGCTTCAGTCGGTTGTTCTAAGTACTTTGGTAATATAGGGGTAGTTACTGTTGTTGCTGTTGCAATTATGCTCTCGCCTCCAATTGGTCAATTGCTTCATACATTTTCTTTGCGCCTTCGCGACGGTCGCCTCCGCCTGCACCTCTGACTGCGTCCGCCGTCATGACAAATTCTCCGTCGCTTAGCATAGCCGGAATAGAATCACTTGTTCCTGTTCCGGGTCCTTTTGACTCTCCACCCTGTTGTAAATCCATTACACCGCCTTTATTTGCAAAAACGGGATCTGCGTAAGTCATTGTAGGGTTTAAGTAAGAGCTATAAACTTCTCCTGTTGGTTCGTAAGGGTCTCGTACTTGCCCTATATTTTGATTTTTATCTGTTGTCATATCGAAAAGAAAACCTCCTAATAATGTTCCACCACCATATATAGAAGCTAATTCTTTAAAACTTAAATCATTTAATTTTCCTTTTGATTTTTTATCAAGAATATCTTGAGCAGTTGATATTTCAGATAATTTAGCAGTGCTACCATCTGGATTTATTCCTGTTTCTACTAAAGTTGTTGCTCTTTTTTCTAAAATACTAAGTTCTTCTGGAGAAGGTTTTCCAAATAATTTATTTAATGTTGTATTTCTATATGTGTCTTTATCACTTTTAAAAAATCTACTAAGCCCTTGTTTATCCGTTGCGTATTTTTTATCCATTCCCAACATTCTTTTACCAAGTTCAGCAACATTAAATCCTTCCGAATTATAAATATCGGCTGCTCCTCTACCTGTAAATATATTATCTGCACCACCTGCTAAATTTGCTGCTACACCACTTGCACCTCCTCGTAATGCCATTTGCAATGCTTGATTTGGATCACCGGGATTTTCTCTTTTAAATGCACCAAGTCCTGCTCCTACCATAGCTCCTACACCCGGTCCATACATCGCACCTGCAATAGGGGCTGCATAACCCGATACATCGGCTGCTGCTTTTTTTAACCTGTCTACAATTTTTTTAAGGAAAAACTCTGGTTGTCCTGTGACAGGATTTTTTGAGTTGAGTTCGTTACCTACAATGTAGCGTCCGGGTTCAATACCCATATCCATCATTGTCTTAAATAGTCTTTTCTTTAAAATTGGATTTTGATCCAATACTTCCATTGGAATAACGGTCTCGCCTTCTGCTGCATGGACCATGTATGTATCTTCATAACGACCAAGGCCGCCTATCTTTGATACAAAACTTTTAAATTGATCTAGTGCTTGTAATCCCTGCATGCTACTTCATGACCTCTCCGAATATGTCTAAGCTATTAACTGTTATAGCGACATCGCGTTTGATGTGTTGTTCTTCTGTGGAAGTTGCAGGGTTTGTAACGTCCGCTTGTGCATCTATTTCACTAGCGTATTCTTCACCTGTTTGCGTATTAGTAACTGTTGCTTTGGTTTCAATAGGAATAACACTAGGTGTTTTCTTACCTGCTAATACGTTTTCGTTTCTTTTTATACTCATTTTCCCATCCTTTTGCAACAGTTAATTAACAATTCCACTTCCTAAGTGACTTATTTATCCTAGAGTTAGGGTCTTTAGCTGTCTTAGCACTTGTTAGTTTCTTCTTCATACCCGACATACGAGCACAAAATGACTTACGTCTATTAGCAGACTTAGAACCTTTCTTCAACTTCGATGGTTTTGTTGTTACAGCCATCTTTAATTTAGAACCGGGGTTCTTGGCACGATAAGAAGCAATACCTTTGCGGTTTAATCCACCCGATTTACTTTTACCTTCTTTCCGTTGCCATGCTGCTGACACTATGCTTGGCTTTTCCTAATAGCTTTTGCAGTCGGCGCTCCTTTTGCACCTTTCTTACGCATTTTCTTCCCTGCTTTTTTCTTTTTAGCTATATTATACCACAAGCCTTTTTTAGCTACTTTACCATCTTTAGTTTTATGATATCCTTTTTTCATTACTTTTTACCTTTTTTCTTTTTCTTAGCAGCAGTGATGATATCGCCTCTCGTTATTTTTTTAGGGTCTCCATACATAGCAGCTAGTTTTTTCTTTTTAACTTTTTTCTTTGTAGTGCCACCTTTTTTGTACATCATTCCGCCACCCATTTTATATTGCATCATCATGTCGTCTTTTTTCATTTTTCCCGGCATAGTCTCTCCTTATGTTATGTATTAGATATTTCTAATACGCTTAGTATTGCGTGCAAGTCTCCTCCGTTTTGAGCTTGCAGTTTTAAAATCTCCGATTCTTTTAACACAACCGGCGACGTAGAAAAAGAATAACTGTTAAACAGTTCTTCTGATGTCCCTTTTTGAACAACTCTATTTGTCTCTAGAGTATAGCTTATACTATCAGTATCAACAACATGTGATGATATCTTACAATCATTTTCCGCGTCTATATTTGTTATACGAAGCGATTTAATAATAGCCGTTGTTTCACTAGGTACAGTGTACAATGTAGTCAATTCATTCGTAGAAAGGACTGCTTTATAATTTGTATATGTGTTAGCCATTTATGATAAAAACCATGCCTTTTGTTCTTCTTGGTCTGCCTGTGTAACAGGTGTGTAAGTTGTGTTTAATATTAAAATCATTTGTTCTAGTGTTTGTACAAGCTGTGACATTTGTTGTCGATCATATTCATCGGGAGCTTGCGGTAATAAAGGTACTACAATTTTTGCCATTACCCACCTCTCATTCCGTCTGGCTTCATATCCAGTCTAAGTGTTCCGTATCGCCATTTATCATCTATAGCATCACTTGCTATTCTTACAGCAATCTGTCTACCACGTATGCGTGTATCTTGTTTCGTTGTGCTTGTTGTCACATTAAAAGATCCGTGACTTGTTTGTGTCCCTGTTGGGTAAGGTCTAGTTTTTAATGTTAAATCAACTGTGCCTACTTGGTTTTTAAAGTCGGGAACAAACCGTGCAATTGACATAAATTGATCGCCGTCTTGTATATCTATATCGCCCGATTCAACATGATTTGCCATTGCAGCGCCATCATCATTAACGCCAACTTCGTGTGCATAGATAAATGTGCGTCCTGCTTTTAATCCATTAATCGTTGATATGCTTGCTGTTGTATCTTCCGCTTCAAACTCTGCTGCATATGGTTCATCATATACACCACTATCTGCCCAAGAGCTTCTTGCTAATGTGCCGACATACCATAAGTTTTCTGCATAATTAAACATAACAACTCTATCAATTTGATCAGAATTTTTTGATGGGTAAAACCACATAACTTCGTTAAACTCAGAATTAGCATTACAAAACACATCTTGCTTTGCATTTGTATTAATATCATCAAATACATAATCCTGCACAGAACAAGGTATTTTTTTTACTGCGCCATCATACATAAAGAAAGACTCATCACTCATCCAAAATGCTGTACCCGATATATCTACTGCAGCATTTATTCCTACTGCACCACATTTAGAACCAACTTGTTTAAATCCAAAAGTAAAAGGCGCACCAATAAATTGCATTTGATATAAGGCTGTATCCGTCCATACCATAACAGCACCTCTTGATCTAACCGCTGTATTAATTTGGTTTCCGTCTGTTAATCTTTTTGATCCCGCAGTGTTAGTCGCTGTAGGTGTCCACTCGTTTGTTGTTTCTTGCGAAGACCAACGAATAAACATATTATCTTGCGTTGATGTTGTTCCTATTGTTGTTTCTGTTCCAAAACAAATAAC